GATCTCCTATGTAACTTGGGTGTCGATTATGAATATGAAAGCACCCAGGTGCCATATGTCATACGCCATAACTATACACCTGACTTCTTACTACCCAATGGGATCTATTTAGAAACCAAAGGGTACTGGGATCCAGAAGACCGACGAAAGATCAAGGCAGTCAAAGAACAAAACCCTGAGCTTGATATTCGTATGGTCTTCCAGACTCCCTACAATAGGATCAGCAAACGTTCGAAAACAACTTATGCACAATGGTGTGACCGTCTAGGTATCCCATGGTGCCAATTTACAGATATTCCACTCAACTGGCTAACATGAAAGTTTTAGACACGTTCTGCGGAATCGGTGGTATTAAACAAGGTTTCACCCAAGCGGGTTATGACGTTGTGCAATCCATCGATTTTGATAAGGCATGTAAAACTACCTTCGATTACAACTACGAAGACGAAATGGTTCTGGGAGACATCTCAGAACTATCACCTGAATCCTACCCTGACCATGATGTCTTGGTAGGAGGGTTCCCCTGTCAGGCATTCAGTGTCGCTGGATACCGTAAGGGATTCGACGAAAAACGAGGGACATTGTTCTTCAACCTCGCCGACATCCTCCACGTAAAACGTCCTAGAGCGTTCATGTTTGAGAACGTGAAGGGATTAGTCGGACACGATGGCGGGAGGACCTTAGAGGTCATCCTGCGAACCTTACGTGAGGATCTAGGGTACTATGTACCTGAACCTAAAGTACTAAACTCATGGGATTATGGTGTACCTCAAAACCGTGAACGAATCTTTATTGTTGGGTTCGACAAAGAAAACGACTTTGAATTTCCTGATAAAAAAGATCACAGTGGTGACCTTTGGGAGATTTTGGATGAAGACGTAGATTCACGTTATGACGTCCAAGGTCCATTCAATCCATACAACTCTGAGGAATACATGGACATTGAACCTGGTTTTGTATACCAGAAACGGTTCAACTATGTCCGCAAACACTCCAACCCCAAACGTTCTCCAACGTTGGTAACAGGTATGACACCCACCATCATCCGTCAAGGTGATCGTGTTCGTCGGCTCACACCTGCTGAGTGTTTCCGTATTCAAGGATTCAAAGATTTCAAGATTCCACCTGAACTGGGTGACACTCAACTGTACAAACAGGCAGGTAATTCTGTCTCCGTACCAGTTATCAAAGCAGTCGCTGAGGAAATGTGGAAGACGTTGAATTCCTAAGACACGAGGCATGCGATATGTGTGCCTCATCTGATGCTAAAGCTATTTACTCTGATGGACACACCTATTGTTTCTCATGCCACCAGTACACACATGGAGAGCAAACTATTGGATTACTACGACCAACGATGCGTGACCGAATCATACTGTCAGGACACTCTGTTCGCCTTCGGAAGCGAGGACTATCAGCCGCAACCTGTGAGCGATACAAGATTTATGTTGATGGGTCAGTTATCCGATTCTATTACTATGATCGAGACGGAAATCTGATTGGATGCAAGGTCCGAGACGAAAACAAAAACTTTCACTACGAGGGAGAAACTGATGGGTCCTTTTTCGGGCAGCATTTATACCCTTCTAAGGGAACACGCGTTGTTATCACGGAGGGAGAGTTCGATGCAGCATCCTTCTCAGAGTTCTATCCCACTTGGGCATACGTCTCGCTACCTACGGGTGCAGCAGGAGCTAAGAAAGCGTGCCAAAAGAACCTTGACTGGTTGCAAGGGTACGACGAAATCGTCCTCATGTTCGACGACGACGAACCAGGAAGAGACGCAGCAAAAGCAGCAGCGTCCGTTCTTCCAGCGGGTAAGGTCAAGATTGGCAAGGTCCAGGGTCACAAAGATGCTTCGGATGCCCTTCAAGCTAATGACCTGACCGCACTTAAGAATGCAGTGTTCCTTGCTGAGGAATACAGACCAGACGGTATCGTTGACGGCAAGACACTGCTTCAGTTAGTAACTACACCCAATCCACCTAACGATCACGATTATCCCTATGACGGACTCAACGGACTACTACATGGTATTAGATATGGAGAACTTGTCACAATCACTGCAGGATCTGGTATTGGCAAGTCCTCATTCTGCAGGGAGCTTGCGACTTCACTACTACAAAAAGGAGAACGGGTCGGTTACCTTGCTCTTGAAGAATCGAACCGACGGACCGCTCTGGGTCTAATGTCCGCCGCTTCAGGCAAATCACTACATATTGGAGAACATGAACGATCTGATCTCACCGAAATCTATCAGAACACTCTTGCTAATTGGAACCTCTTTCTTTTTGACGGCTTTGGTTCTTTTGATCCAGATATTATCTACAACCGAATTGAGTACCTGGCAGCAGGTCTTGATACGAGGGTAGTCTTTCTTGACCACCTATCCATTTTGTTATCTGGTCTTGATGGTGATGAGCGTCGTGTTATCGACCAAACCATGACCCGTCTACGTTCCCTTGTTGAGCGCACGGGCATTTCAATGTTCCTAGTATCGCACCTCAGACGTGCTCAATCAGACCAGAACCATGAAGAAGGAGCACGAGTTACCCTTGGGCAATTACGTGGATCAGCTGCTATTGCTCAACTATCAGATTCAGTCATTGCCCTTGAGAGGAACCAACAGGACGGATCTGAACACTCTACTACAACTGTGCGAGTCCTTAAAAATCGCTATTCTGGAGAGACTGGAATAGCGTGCAAATTACGTTACGACTTAGCTACTTGTAAGTTTATTGAAGATGAAACAAAAGAGTTCGATCCCACCACGGATTTCTAAACCCAACCCTCCCACACCAGAGATGGTAGAGAGGGCACAATTCGTAGACAAAACCTATCAGTGGAAAACTAAATGAAAGTTGTCGTCTCTATCTCACTAGCACTCGCACTAGCTGCCTGTGGTGGTAAGAAAGATGCCACCCAGGACTTCGATAAGTATCTTGAGATGCTTATGGCTGAACCCTACGACCCAAACAACGGTTCTATTTATTGATGGTTATTTTTGACCTTGAAACTGACGGACTTCTACACAATGTTACTACCATCCATTGCCTTGCTATCCACAACACAAAGGACGGCAAGTCATTTGTTTACAACGATGAGGGAGGTGACTGCGAACCTATTGTTCGTGGGCTCACGTATCTCGAAGAAGCTGACACTCTCGTTGGTCACAACATTATCAACTATGACATTCCTGTCATTAAAAAACTCTATCCATTCTTTAAACCATCAGGACGTGTCGTTGATACTCTCGTTCTGAGTCGTCTTTATCATCCGAACATGTCGGATGTAGACAAGAAGCATAACTGGTCGAACATGCCTCTTCAATTGTACGGACGTCACTCACTTGAGTCCTATGGTTATCGTCTTGGTGAATACAAAGGATCCTTCGGTAAGACTACTGATTGGAAACAATGGTCACAAGAGATGCAGGACTACTGTGAGCAGGACGTTCGTGTTACCACCAAACTATGCAAACACTTCCACCCTTACCTGATTGGGTCTCGCTAGAACATGACGTCGCACGAATCCTCACAGATCAGGAAATACATGGATGGTATTTCGACACAGGATCTGCACGGGAACTTGAATTTACTCTCAGATCAGAGCTTCGCTCTATTACTCAAGTACTTCAAGACAGGTTCCCTTTCGTCCCAGGAAACGAGTTCAATCCAAAACGAAATAACAAGACTCAAGGATACCACCAAGGATGCCCATTCACCAAGCTGAAAGACTTCAACCCTTCATCACGAGATAACATAGCATGGATTCTGCAACAACACGATGGTTGGAAACCTTCGGTTATGACCGCGACTGGGAAACCGATCGTAGACGAGGTGACTTTGAAAGACCATGGAACTGGGACTTCCCTACAGTTCTTTCGGATATTGGAGATAACGAAGATACTGGGGATGATAAGCGAAGGCGTGAACGCATGGCAGAAGCTATGTACGAGTGCTAATAGAATCCACCACCACTGTTCAGTAGGTGCTGCTACACATCGTTGTGCTCACCGTTCGCCGAACCTAGCTCAAGTCCCATCTGGACCCGAATATCGAAAACTATTCTTACCAAGTCCAGGCATGGTTATGGTCGGTGCTGATCTTAGCGGCATTGAGCTTCGGATGCTTG